GCTTGTGCAAAAAACTTGTATTGTTCAAAAAACGCCGCGCCTTCGCCAGCGTTGCCAATGTCGCGTTCACTGTCCGAATAGACGAACAAGTCACCAAATGGCGGTGAGAAAATAGCGCAGTCAATGCTACCCTCTGGCATCGCTGCCATGCCCTCTACGCAATCGGAATTGTGGATCGCCCACCCGTTACCTTGATATTCTGGTTGTTTCATGTTATGCTGCTTTCTCGCTCTGAATCCATTCAGGGAACGCAAGGTCAATCGGACGCTCATATTTCACTCTGGTCGCCGATTGGCTTTGCGCTTTGCCCATAGCCTGTGCCATGCGCCGCTTCATTTCTTCGTGGTTACGGGACTTCATGTTTACCGTGTCCCAGACGGTGTTTTCCGTATCGGAAATTACAATGTCATTGCGCACTCGCTCGGTTTGACCAAAGCGATGCGAACGACGCGCAGCCTGATAATGCTGCTCATAAGAGAACGATATGCTGGCAAATACCGCGTGAGCGCAATGCTGCCAGTTGACGCCAAAGCCAGCCAGTTTCGGCTTGCATACGATGGCCCGATATTGACCATCTGCGAACCCTAGCAAGCGGCGTTCTTTTTCGTCTGGATCAAGTGCGCCGTGGACTTCAATCGCACCGTCCACCATCTTTGCAAGCAATGCGCTTTCGTCATTAGTCTCGCACCAGACCGTCACCGGCCTATCATGGTTTGCAAGTGACGCAGCCAGTTCGCAGCGGTCTAATATCGTGATGCGCTTTTCTTTATGGAATGAAGTTGCCGACATTTCAGGAATAGCGAAAAGCATACCCTCGTCTGCGTCGATTGATATATCCCGGCGCACCATATGAATTTGACGATCAATCTCTGGCAATATGTAGCCAGTGTCATCGCCGCCAAGATCACTAGGCAATGTTGCACAACGGCTCCAGCTTGCCACCCACTGCCAAAAGTCATCAATGGCATGGCCCTTTAAACGCCAATCCTGCGACGCTGTGGCGGTGTCATTGATAAACCACTTCGAAAGCATTTCTTGCTGCCGCATAATGCCCATAAATTCGGCATGGTTGCCAAGTTCGGTATGGTCGTTAGGGCTTGGCGTTGCGGTTGCTGCAAGGCGGTATGGCGTATCTCTGAAAGCTTCGGTTAGCCGCGTGCGTGTCTGACCTGCGAAAGATTTTAGGATGCTGCTTTCATCTAGCACGATCGCGCCAAAGCATGACGGGTCTAGCTTTTGCAGCCGTTCGTAATTGGCCACCATAACGCCCGCGCCGACTTCGGATTGTTCGCGCACTTGGCGGGCATCAATGTTAAACTTCTGCCCTTCCCGCACCATCTGCGCAGCAACAGCTAACGGCGTCAGGATTAGTGAAGGCTTGCCAGTTTCTTCTGCGCATTGACGCGCAAACTCTAACTCACAAAGCGACTTACCTAGACCTGTCTCAAGAAACAAAGCGGCGCGGCCATTGTTTAAGGCATAATCGACCGCCACCCGTTGATGATGCTTCATCACTTCGGGCATGGGTTTAGGTTTGAACCCGTGGCTAGATTGCGTTCCAGCCTTCGCAGCAATGTATGCGCGGTATGCGTTCAGATCGACCGTCATGCACCTAGCCTCCGCACTAAATCATCCCTGCCCATTTCGCGGGCTATCTGGACGGCTACAGCGGTGCGCTTGTTGCGTGTCTCGCGTATGCGGTGACGGGTGAGGTAGCGCGATGCTACGCTTGCCAGAAACTTCACTTAGCCACCCCTGCCCGTGCTAGTGCAGCCATGCGCTTGACGGTAGCGTTAGCCCCGTCCGTTTCTTGTGCAGCTATATCAGCCAGCAATGCGCGTAGGTTGTCTATGTCGCCTTCTAGGCGGCGGTTTTCGGCTTCGGAACCTTGTAGTTCAGCTTTCAGTCTTAAATTGTGGAGCCGTAAGTTGCTGTTAGCATCGCGCAAAAACTGCCCAGATATATCTGTGTCGTTATTCGTCACAGTGTCCAAAACAGCCGTAAACGCCGCGTCGAACGCCTTGCTATACTTTGCGCGTTGCCATGCCAGATAAGCGTATGCGCTGGCTCCGATGCCTAGTGCGCCAACGGAAAAGTATATTTCGTTCATGCTCTTTGCTCCCTAATTGTCAGGCAGCGCGACTTGACCGCCGAAAGGCTTTCAAGAGCGGCGTCCACCACTGCTTCCATTTCCAGAAAATCACGGTCGTTCGGTCCGTTATGGGACGCAGCTACCGCGAGGCTATGAACCGCCGCAGAAACGCTTGTCAGGGCGTCTGTGTCGCACTTCGCGGACAAAGCCACCGAACGACGGTCAAAGTAGTGTAGCAAGCCTTCAAGCGCGTTTGGCGAGGCAAGCATGAGATTAAACAGCGTAGGCGCAGACAGCTTGTTGTCACCGTTGCGGGCGTTCGTGATTGTCTCTGGTGAGCAAAACACAAGGTCAGCAAGCTCACGGTCATTCAACGCGTTCTCGCGCTGTATGCGGGCGATAATGTCCGACACGCGGGCACGGTAAAAACTTTCCGTTATCGGCCTGTTATTCGGTAAGACATGACGAGCGGGCGCGTTCATATATGCTCACCATGAAAGGCAAAATACATGAACGGCATGGCAATACCGCCACCGATACCGACAAGAACGATGCGGGACGCGCTATCACCCCCAAGCGCGTCCCTCCCCGTGACAGGGAACAGGTTGGGGCCAGCCTCGGAGAGGAGCAGACCGGCCCCGCCATGACGCGCCGTTTCGGAGAGCGACATCAGGCAATTCATAACACGCCCCGCGAAACCCGCAGTGACGTAGCGTATTCTATAAAATCGTCAAAAAAAGTGAGTCTTTTCAATGCTTTCAATATGAGAGCGATTGTTTCCAAAGTGACTGATTTCGTTTGCAACCAGTTACATTTGATGACATTTCGGCATGACCTCATAACATTAGGAGATGTGCTGATATGGTTTCGATGGTTCGCTTGCTGGACGTTGCGCCCGAAGTTGAAATTGCAAATGGCTTGCTTTACATCGTCCTCGACGGTGAGCGGCACATTGCCTACACACCTCACGTTGCACGCGTTGCTAACGAGCGCATACGCCGCGCACTTGATGCTATGGACGCTGCCAACGCTGAAAAGGTTGTGGCGTTTAGGTAGCATTACGCGGCCTGTCCATAGAAATGGTTTGCTGTGACCTGCCCTTGCGTATGCGTTGCAATTGCCCTCATCACTTCGGGGCGCGGCATTTGTAACCCGTTAAGAATCCGACTGACTGAAGCTGGCGTAATATTCAGCGATACTGCAAGCGCCGTAGTCGTAACGCGATTTGCGGTCATCCAATTGCCAAGAGGTGTATCAGCTAAGACGCGCATCTTGCGGGCAAAACTTGCAGGGAACGCCTCAATTAAGGACTCCATGTCCGCGTTAATTTTGAACCACTCGCAATGTCCGCGTGATTTGGAAAAAGCCTCATGAAGCTGCTTCTCATTTTCACGGCTTGCGGGAATAACAGCCTCCAAAATCAATTTGGCGGGGCTGCCTGTTTGGAGCAACGCAAGGCGACGCTTTGGGGCATTGCTGTAGCCAATTTTGGCCATGCCAACATCGCGGGCAGTGATGACGTAAACGCTCATGGCCTACGCTCCTTGCTCAAGCTGGTTGAGCTTTTCACTGGCGGCGGTTATCACGCGATAAGTCACGTTTGCCCCGCCAGCGATCTGGTCAAGGCGAGTGCCACTGCCAAACAGTTTCTTGGACACCGTAGAACGCGCCGCTTCAGTTTTAGCGATATGCGCGTCAATACGAGTTAATAGGGTTGTGATGTCAGTCATAAACCCTAGGTGTAATATTTTTCCCCCTCCGTCAAGTAATATATTTCACGGCAAGGGGCGGAATGAATTACGCTACAATTCGTGCATGGATATACGCACCAGAATTGACGCGCTGCTCACTGAAAAAGGTTGGGGCCGCAAAACCCTCTCAAGGCACATGGGAGTGTCACCAGACTTTATACGAATGTTCCTGGACAAAAAGACGCAGCAGATGGGGCACGAGAACCTAGTTAAAGCAGCGGAAGCGTTGGGTGTGACAGCAGAGTATTTGCTAAACGGCGATCCGGTCGAGAACGACCCAGAGATTGAGTTTATGACGCGCCTATTGAGAAAGATAGACAAGAGCGACCGGCAAACCGCCATTGAAGTGCTGAAACGATTCGAAAAGCCAGCAAGCAGCGGCTAATTTCGAAGGGTGTAATATTTTTCACTATTATACTTGACGGGAAATATATTACCCCGTAACAGTATTTCCAACGAAACGGAGACACTGTTATGCAAAACGCCCCTACCCTCGACGAACTCGCCCAGACCGCGATTGACGCGCTGGCAGCTATCAACCTCATCCAGACAGCTTGGACCAACAGCATTAAGCGCGGCGGCTATGCTGCGAACTTCCGCGATGCCCCACGCATCAGCGATGACCTGCTTTTGACGCTTTACGAGGAAATGGTTTTCTTTGACGCCGAAGCTGCGGAGACGCTTTCCGAACTGCGCTTTCAGAACGAGCCAACCGAGCGTGATTATGCCGGTGTATGGCCTAGCGTTTCGGGGTTGGCAGCATGAGCGCCGTTATCAAAAAGCCACGCCCCAAAAAGGCCGATGCACCCGTAACATTCACAGCTTACAAAGGATTTAACTCTGACTTGACGTGCCGAGGTTTTCAATTCGAAATAGGCAAGACGTTCAAACATGATGGCCCTGTTGCCCAATGCAATAGCGGCTTTCATGTATGCCAAAATCCATTGGACGTTCTCGATTTTTACCCGCTGATTGGCGATGATGGCAAGAGCAATCGTTTTGCCAAGGTTGTAGTAGGCGGCAAGGTTGATCGCAGCGATGATAAGAAATGGGCGGCAGCAGAACTAACCATATCATGTGAATTGGCGCTTCCTGCACTTATCGCGGACGCTATCAAATTTGTGAAGGCCATCGCCAAGTCAGGTGACAATGTGGAAGTAGCGTCGGGCGACTACTCGCAACTGGCAGCGTCGGGCAACTCCTCGAAACTGGCAGCGTCGGGCAACTCCTCGCAACTGGCAGCGTCGGGCTACTCCTCGCAACTGGCAGCGTCGGGCAACTACTCGCAACTGGCAGCGTCGGGCGACTACTCGCAACTGGCAGCGTCGGGCAACTCCTCGAAACTGGCAGCGTCGGGCTACTCCTCGCAACTGGCAGCGTCGGGCAACTACTCGAAACTGGCAGCGTCGGGCTACTCCTCGAAACTGGCAGCGTCGGGCAACTACTCGCAACTGGCAGCGTCGGGCAACTCCTCGAAACTGGCAGCGTCGGGCGACTACTCGCAACTGGCAGCGTCGGGCAACTACTCGCAACTGGCAGCGTCGGGCAACTACTCGGTCGTGTCTGCCAGTGGTTACAATTCAACTGCCACGGCAGGCAAGGACGGTGCAATCTGCTTGGCCTATTGGGATGGTAAGCGACCGCGTTTTGCTATTGGCTATGTTGGCGAGGACGGGATTAAGGCGGGCGTTGCCTACAGGGCCGATACCGCCACCGGAAAGCTGGTGGCAGCATGAACGCCTTCACTGACCAATACGGACGCCGCTTGCCATTGCTGCAACCCATCGGAGTGCGTCCAATAGATGTGCTTGAGGCCAGCCATTACCGCAGCACCGCCGCATGGAACGCAGCCCTAGCCGCTAAGTATGGCGATGATTGGCAGGACGAACCAACCACCAGAGATTTAGAATTGGAGCAATCCAATGGATAACGCACCTAGACTGACTTTGCCCGAAATTGTGGAAATGGGCGACCGCATCAAAGCGCATTTAGGCGTGAACGACTTCGTGATTGTCTCGCTTGGCGCACACGGTCCAAACGCTGATATGCCCGATGGCGGATTGCTTGCGACCGTTCTTGTTGATGGCTACGAAGCAACCGCGACTGCGAAATATCTGCATGATGCCGTTGCACTGGCGAGGGGCATTATCGTTCGCAAACGTGAGGCCGAAGCCAAGCGCAAGGCAGACGAAAAGACCATCAAGGCGCTCAATGTCGCCGTTGGTGCGCTGCCATGAGCCGCTTGGGATACATCTTCGCCGCTTTCGTCCTGATTGCAGCGCCTGTGATGATAGCCAGTGAGCGTGTGCTGTGACTGATGAATGGTGGGCAACCGACCCCGAATATCACGAATGGAAAGACAGCCAAGAGGACGAGACAAATGATTAACGTGTTCCTAGATATTGAAACAATCCCCTGCCAGTCGCCAGAATATCGGGCGCGAGTGCGTGAAGGCATCAAGCCACCAGCGCAATTCAAGAAGCCTGAAAGCATCGTTGAATGGTATGCGAACAACGCAGACGCGGCGACCGATGAGATTGTTGCCAAGACAAGTTTTGACCCTGCCTATGGGCATATTGCTTGTATAGCTTGGGCGGTTGGTGACTTTGGGGTTGTCCGCAACATATCGAACGAAACTATCGAAACAGAAGCCGATTATCTGGCTGCGTTTTTCGAGGATATTCAGCAAGATTGCGGCGTTCAAATGCCCCGCTGGATTGGCCACTACATAAGCGGCTTTGATCTGCGCTTCGTACTCAATCGCGCTATCGTGCTTGGCGTTAAACTGCCTACAAAGATTGTGTTGCCGCGAGACATTAAGCCTTGGTCCGATAACATATTCGACACCATGACAGCATGGGCAGGAGCGAAAGGCTCTATTAGTCAGGACAATCTGGCAAAGGCTTTTGGGCTGGCTGGCAAGGGTGACTTTGACGGCAGCATGGTCGCAGAGGCTTGGGCTAACGGCGAACACTCCAAGATTGCCGATTATTGCCGCAGCGATGTCGAAACCGTCCGTTCCATTTACCGCCGTTTTGAAGCCGTGGGGTATTGATATGACCGAGAATAAAGAACTATTCGCAGCAATGGCC